TTCCCCAAGTATCTTCAGCAAAACTATATATATCTATATTAGCAGCACCATCAGCATCAGTTAAAGCCAAATAACTATCACCAGTTTCAGCTGCTGCCGCTCCAGTAGTTTCTCCCTCCAATCGGTCATGTGCAAAGTAATGCAATCCAAAACCTGCTTCTATAACTGCTGAATTAGTACCTGCATCATGAGCAACAAAACTACCCATAGGTCTGATTATACCAACTTTATCAACCATAAAATTAGTACATGTTACTAATTCATTATCATCAATATCTCTTGGATCAGCACTTGTACTTAGTCCGCCATCAAATCGTTCTATCTTCCAGACTTGCTTAGGCATTATCTAGTCCATTTATATAACAATACTGTATTAGTAATGCTTGTATTCTTTTTGCTAGTTAAATATGGAATACGAACTCTTACTATTTTTTTCTTGTTTTTTTCCATTTTTTCCTTTTGAAAGTTAAGTATTCTGATGCTTCTACGGGATTAAAAATTGTAGTGATCAATCTGTTATCCCAGTCATCATGGCTTGGATCTATTATAGTTACAGGACAATTGAATATATTCTTATCATCAAGACCAAGTTTATCAGCATAGTTATCCATTATCTTAAATGATGCAACTTGCAGTGCATGACTAATAAGACCATTAGATGGATCCTTAAGAACCTGATAACCACTTACATGAGTATGTCCACAAGTAAGAACATGATCTCTCCATCCAGTCTGTGCAGCCCTTGAAACTCCATGAGCTGTATTCCATATAGAATTACCCTTAAACATATGTCTTGCATTAATCCTGACTTCCTTGCCATTAGGGAACCTCAGGTTCATCCTGGCTCCCCAACGCTCATATAAGCCCCTATGGTCACGCATAATGAATTCTAGGGGATCACCATCACCTGACCATACATCGTGGTTTCCTGCTACCAAATAGAGCCAATTAAGCCTATTTACGAAGTATTCCGTTAGTTTCCAGGCTTCCCTTGCTGATGTTGACTGCTGACCATATAAATGAGAGAGCCTGCCAATCCAATTATTTTGAATGTCCCCCAAGTTACCAGCAAACATACCTTCTGTGGCATTAATAATATCCATGTAATGAATAATTTGAGAAAGGTCTGTTCCATCATCGTCTACGTGGGGATCTCCAAAATGTGCAATACCTATAGGGCCACTTACCTTTATATCTATATTAATTAACTGCCGATTTTCTTTTGATGTCTTCTTATACTGATATTTCTTCTGCCTATGAGAAATAAGATCTTCAATAGGCATTTCATCAGGATCTTTCTCTTCAACATCAAAAGGACTATTCTCTATAATCTCTGGTTTTAGAGTTTTCCTATAACATGTATTGCAATACCACTGTTGTTTTTTGCTGTCTCTATAATAGCTCCAGCCATCCTTTCTCAGCGATCTGCCCTTACACCTCGGACATCCAATGATGTTACCATCATTGTCTTTTGTAAAGTCATCTACTGGCATTAAAGATTAGTCTTTAATCTCTACATGTACTAAATCATCAAATGAGTTATCTTTAATTTCTCCATCAGAATCCCAATCTCCTCCCCATCTTATCTTGACTCCAAGCTGTTTTCCAATACCACGAATCATCCCACCCATATAGTGGAATCTTTCCCGATCTTCCCAATCAATAGGATATGGTGCAAGATCAACTGCCTTGCCTTCCATATGTTTACTATACTTTACTTTGGTAGCACCCTTCTTTAAGAGTTCTTCCTGGCGTTCCTTGGATCGAACACCTTCGATAATGGTAACATCCATTATCTTTATAAGTTCGTTTAAGACATTAACTAACTTAGCGTTTACGCCCTTTAGCCTTTCTCGGCTTCTTCTTCCGTACCTTGGCATTTGATTTCCTTTTCTTTGGAGGCCTTCCCCTTGTTGTACCGTATGTACCTATACCTTTAGGCATTACTTACCTTTGAAGACACCTTCCATAAGATCAGTCACAATATCAACAACCCTTTCAAAAAAGACCTGTTCCTTCTCTTCAGATACAAATGGAATATCTATTTTTTCATTGATCTTAGTAGCAATTTCATCAGCAAACTCATCAGATGCTAAAAAGCCCATTGCTTCTTCCTGCATCTTATCAGCCTGTGCTTGTGCCATATCCATCAGCATTTTCTTAAGATCCATCTTATTACTCCTTTATCTTTTTGGTTTTTAAATATAAATAATAAATCTGCACTGCAAACATTATACACATCAATACACCTGAGATCAAATCTGTCCAATACACTAAACCTAAACTAGTACTTATAGTTGTTACTTTCAAACTATCCATTCTTTAATCCTGCCAGTTCATCTCTTAATTGTGACATTTTTTCATTGTGTTCAATTTTCATCTCTAAAGCTGTAATTCTTAATTCCATTTGATACCATCCCCAAGCTATTGCACCTAGAAGACTGATAACGTTAATTGCAAATTTCATGTCTATTTTATTTACCATTTATCCTTGATACTGAGCCTTTGATTTCCATCAAAACATCAGACATATCATTGATTTCTTTCACAGTATCTTCGTGCCTTCTGTCCCTAGTCTCATCAGAACGATTCCATCTTTCAATTAATTTAATCAACATACCTTCCATATTTTCTAAAGTTTCAGATTGACCTTTATTTTCAACTTGTAAATCATTAATTGATTTAGCCTGATCTTCTGACCTTTTAGCATTTTGATAGACCATAAAGACAAACATACAGCCTACTACACCAATCATTCCATATTCTGCATAGAGTGCTAAAAACTCTTCCATTACTTCTTCTTCCGCTTACCCCAGCTAAGTGGGTTTATGTTAAATTCCTTTTCATAGAAGGAGACTTTCTCTGCCAACTCTTCTCGTTCAACCCTTTCGTCCACGATATGTTTATCAAGTAAATCCCCAATCTGCTCATTAGCATCAAGCATCTTATCTTCAAGCTCTCCAAGTCTACTCTCCACACGCCAATAGCCATACACAAGCATAGCAACGAGAACAAGTAACTGCCCCAACCATTTGAGATTAATGCTAACAACAGCATTATCATCGACAACAGTACCCCTATAACTTCTTGCAGTTTCGGGCTTTTCACTCACTTCACCTCCCATCCTAAAACAGTCCAACCAGACTCACACCCTGAAAGTAAACAAAACATCAATAATAAGAACATAACATAACCAGCAAATAATTTGTATTCTAATTGTATTCTATTCCATAAAGTTTTCTTTTGAAAACCAAACATTCTCTTAATTCTTGTAGTTCTACTTACCCTCTGTAAGCTATGCATGTTGCTGTAGAGT